AGAGCCTGCTCATCCCCTACTGTAGCACGTTCCTTTTGGAACTCAAACTGAGCTTGCTTAAAGGCTTCATCACGGTCAGCACGGAGATCAGCTACTACATCACGGCTCTTGCCATAGTCAGCCATCTTAACAGTGTGTTCCCACACCTCACCTTGTTGGAACTCTTGACCCTTTTGGAGGCGAGACTCCGCCAGCTCTGCCATCTTACGGTCATGTGCTAGCTGCTCCTGGCGTACCTTAAACTCCTGGGTACGGAACTCAATGTCCTCTGAACGGTAACGCTCAGCACGTTCCGTCTCGGACTGATAACGAGCATCCTCGATAGAGAGACGTTCTTGTTGACGCTCTACTGCCTGATCACGTTCTTTCTTCTCTGAGGCATCTTTGAAGCCCCGTGCCATACCACCCCAGAAACTCATGCTTTATCTCCTTTACGAGCCATAAGACCTTTAGGTGCCTCTTTGACTGTATCCATCTCTACTACTTCGGGCATAGGCATATCATCTTCAAGCTCAAGGCCTTCGTCTTCTACTTCCATGTCCAGCTCAGCTAGCTTCTTAGAAGCTTTACGGCTATTGATTTGGTACTTAACCAGGTCCCGCTTCTCACTATCATCAGGGAAGCCTTCTTCATACTCAATACCCGCTTGCTTAGCGGAAGATACTACAAACTCATGGATAATAGGGGCGATGATCATAGACACGTCAACACTGTGACGACCCTCCATCACAGCACCCCGTAGGAGGCCCTCAGTGATCGTTACAACATCCATACCTAGTTCGAGGATATCGAACAAAGCTTCCATACGATCCTCTTCTGTGAGGCGCTCTAGATGCCACATAACAGCATCATCAGGGTTTGTCATCTCTGGTGGGTTTTCGTATGGAGCATTCTTTGGCTCCGCTGTAAGGCTTTGTCCTGGAAGGATCATACGCTGTACCTCTTATATTTAGTTATACGATTTTCACGATGTTCTTTTGCTGGGCGAAGGAACTTGTCTACAATAGCGACAGCTGCATCGGAGGTGTTAGTTGCACCGTAGATATGCTCAGCAGCCCCCTTCTCAGTAGTAGCTAGTTCTTTCATCATAAAGTCTAGCTGGACATCTTCATTATCTACTGAGACACCCTTCTCTGCTGCAAAGGCTTCGAATGCTTTACGGCGTGGACCTGTCAGTTGGTATAGACCAAAGCCACCACGTGAGCCAGCTACGAGTGGGTTCTTCTCATTAACACCTGCATCAAAGCCAGACTCATCTGCCATGTTCAATACAAAGGCTTCAGCAATATGTTCTGGGAGACCACGGGCTACCAACTTGCTCTTGATACGCTCAGGGGCTTCTCCAGTAGGGCGTGCTACATCTGAGTACGACTTTGGACGTTTCTCACCGAGTGTACTGCCTGGACGTGCTTGTGGCCGAAGAGACTCGTCAGGAGCTAGGTGTGTGTCTGGGTCAGTACCTTGGTTCATCTGACGCATAAGCTGCATACCGAGGCTAGTCTGACGTTCCTCACCACCTGTGCCTGGACGGGCTTTAGGACGCATGAGGCCTTCCTGTTGGATACCCTTCTGTTGAGCAGCAGTAGGAGCTCCAAACTTAGAGTCACCTCCGTCTAGTTTGGCTAGGCGTTCTTCTTCAGCTACCTGCTTACGGGCTTCTTCTAGTTTCTTCTTATAGAATGACATGTTCTTCTCCTATCAACCGAACAGCAGGCGGCTAACGAGGTAACCCTTGCCTTCTTTATCTGCTTGTTTGTTAGCTGCTTGTGTTTGCCATTCAGCAAGTTTTACCTGTTTATCAGCCAAGAAGACACTGAGGGCTCTATCTGACTCATTCTCTGCCTGACGGAAGGCGTAGTCCATGATATCACGTTCACGTTGCCACAGGGTATCAACCATGTTCTGTGTCATCTGGTTGGTCTGCATAGCGGCATCAGCGTTAGCTTGGTTCTGTGCAGCAGTGTTGATAGTAGAAGCGTTCTGACGCCACTGCGCATTAGCTTGTGCGATAATCAAAGCATTCTGAGCATTAAACTGATCACGTTGTACTTCCATACCAGCATTAAACTGTTGGACTTGCTGTGACATATTAGCAAAGAACTGGTTAGTTTGGTTCTCACTGGAGGCGTTGAACTGCTTAGCTGCGTTCTCAGCTGCTTGGTCACTGAAGATAGCTTGGATATTGCTTTGTGCTTTGAACAACTCTGTTTGCTGCTCTAGGTCCATGTTCTTCATGTCCATCTGGAGGAAGGCTTGTGCATTCATCACAGCAGCTTGCTGGCGGTTGTTAAGGTTAGCCATATCCATCTGCGACATAGCAGCAGCATCCGACATCATCTTAGCATTCTTAGCATTAAGGTTTGTGATGTCTACCGTCTGAGCCATACGAGCATTCTCAAGAGCAATCTGAGTCTCAGCTGTAAAGTTCATATTAGCGATGTCTGAGATTTTAGCAGCGTTAGCTACACGTGATTGGAACTCTTGTGTGAACTCCATACCAAGGAAGTTAGCACGTTGCTCAGCTGCAAACATAGCAGTCTGTTGGCGGTTGGATAGGTTCTGGGCTTCAAACTTAGCGAATGTCTGTGCATCTGCCATAGCGATAGGCATAGCTGATTCCATAGCAGCTTGGATAAGAGCCTGACCAGCCATACTAGAAGCACCAAGACCACGAGCTGCCATCTCAGCAGTCGCGTTACGGAGGGCTCCAGCGGCCCATGCAGGAGGAGTATCCCCTTCGAAGTCCTGCATCAACTCAGCCATCTGACCACGTACTGTAGCCTGCGCTGAAGGGTTAGCCTGTGCAGCTTGGATATCTAGCGCTTCCTCAACAGCTGCCATATCAACAGCTGAACCTGAGATCATCTCACCAGACTGAAGGGTACGTGCGGCAGCAGGGGTAACTGTCTGTGCTTGTGCAAGTTGCTCAGCTTGTAGAGCAGCAGCAGATAGAGCAGCTGGGTCTACTGAGGCAGCAGTTACCTGTGCGTCTGCACCTACTTGACCTTGCACAGCCTGCATACCTGCAGTAGTTGTTTGTACACCGGTAGCAGCTTTAGTGGGGTCGACAGCACCAGCGTTAAAGGCGTTAGGGTCTGTAATCTGAGGAGCAGTTGAAGCTAGTTGACCTACAGTGTCAGCAACTGTGGTTCCTGGTGCATTCGGATCAATGGTTGCGACATCAGCTGTGGTAGTTAGGTTAGCTGGGTCATTCATAGAGGCTGTAGCCATCTCACGTTGACCAGAGGCCATCTTCAACTGGTTTTCAAGGGCGGCTGCTTGGCCAGCACCTGAGTATGTAGCTTGTTGTTCTGCCAACCAATTAGTAGCTGCGTCTGTATCAACACCTTCACCAGCCTCTACACCTTGGGCAGCAGCAGCATAAGCCTGTTGCTTAGCAATCTCGTCCATACCCGTGGTATCTACGCCAGCTACAGCAGCACCGACATCTGATTGATATTGGGTTAGTGCAGCCTTCTTAGTGTCGACAGCAGCCTCCGCCGCAGAAGCCTCTTCCTGTGACGCATACGTCTTCCCTTCTAGCTCAGGGTACTCAGACGTAAATGTAGGAGCAGGGGTAGGTGCAGGAGTAGGAGCAGGTGAACCACCGCCACCACCACCTCTAGCGATGTAGCTATCGAACTTAGTAGTTGGCATGAACGGGTTGTAAATCATCAGAAAGTCCTTCTGTGTAGTCTATTTCTATCATAAAACCTACGGAAGTGGACCTTAGTGGTTCCGTACATCTCTTTATGTTCTTTTCTTATAGCCTTCATCACTTTGTGTGCATGACCATAAGGTGTTATAAACTCTATACCCCAGAGTTGGTAGTCAGGACCAGGGTTCTCTAGTTTGTAATCCTCGTCTGTAGGGGAGTACTTATCCTCTAGGAACAGGCTAGCTTTAACAGGTGATAACCAACACCATGTGACTAACCCTATTGGTTTAGTACCTTGGTAGTAGAGTCTTATTCTATTGTTGTTGATAGGGAGAAGAAGGTAGGAGATAATCTCTTGAGGAGTATACTTAGCATGTACATCTCCTTTAGTTAGTAGCTCTAAGCTATCTCCTATAGCCTTATACTTATCTATATACATAGGTATATATACCCCCCGGAAACCTTAAGTTAATTATACACTATGTTTAAGGTTCTGTCAAGAGAAAAGTTTAGCTTAATCCCACTTACCTAATGGACACTTCAAAAAGAAGAAGCGACACTTAACGGGCATGTAACAAGAACACTCACTACAATTACCTGTTGAAACATCAAATAAAGGGCAACCTTCACAAACGGACAGTCTTTCTTTAGACATATCACTCTCAAGAGGGAGCCATTTAGCAAGGTCTTTAATACCGTGCTCATCCTTCCATTCTTTAATAGTTTCCATAATTAAACAGTCCCGTTTATTGTTCCAGTGTTGTTAACAGTAACAGTTCCAGCAGTCATGTTTACAGCTTTACCTGCTGCACCACCCGCAGAACCAGCAATGCCGTTAGTAACGGTGCCATTTGCGCCAGTAGAGCCAGTAGAGCCTGCAGCACCCCATGTAGCGCCAGAGCCGCCTGTACCGCCTGTACCTGCATTAGTGCCACCAGCTGAACCGGCAGAACCAAGGGCAGATGATTGACCGTAACCTTGGCCGACACCGCCTGCACCACCTGCACCACCGTAAGTTGGAGTGTTGATTGTTTGATTTGATGTTCTGTAAATCCCATAAAAGGAGAAAGCAGGGCCTTCATACGGTGAGCAGAGGTAGGCTGATGGGGTGGTCATATATGTACCCCTGTAATAAGTGTAGATACCGTTAGTGAAGGTAGTGGCGTTTGTGGTTGGGTCCATTACAGACACATCATCCCAAAAACCTCCAGGGTGCCCACATATCCCTGATTCACCATAATAGTACAAAGTTCCAGCAGCGTTGGAGTCGATTTCATAATACTCGCCCGTAGCAGGCTCCCTGACCTCTTGGGTAGAGGATGTCTGACCATCACCTCCAGTACCTCCGAGACCCCCTCCGCCGCCGCCGCCACGGACAGCACCAGAGTTAGTCAAGGTGAAAGAGCTTGCAGCAGTAATGGCGTGACCACCAGCCCCACCGTTCGCACTACCACCTAGTCCTTGGATTTCTCCGCTGTTATCGACGGTGAGCCCTCCAACTAGTCCCGTTGGGATAGTGAGAGTACCGATTGTAACCCCCGATGGGATTACCAGCCGTTTTGGTGTAGCAGAAGTCCAATCTGCACCGAAAGATGTTTGAGCATCTACAGAAGAAGCTGCACTTAGTGTAACAACAATTTCACTGGAAGCGCCATAGAACTCACTCATAGAAGATTGAGCCCCTGCGGCTTTCCCGATGAGGTCGCGTACAACAGCATCATTGAAAGATATCTGACCACTTGTACCTAACTCTACTCTGAAATCATCGAGAGTTATCTGTCCACTCGCAGGAAGAGCCATAGTTACTCTCCTTTCAATTCAGCGATTTCTGCTCTCAGTTCTTTGATAGCTTCAATCAACAAGCCGTGTAGTTGGTCGTATTGTACTGTCTTAAACTTCTCGTCGGTACCAGTCTTCAAAGGAAGAGAAGTCTCAACGATAGCGGAAGGCATTACTTCTTCGACCTCTTGTGCGATAACACCAGCAGACTTTTTACCATCAGCAATGTATTCGAAAGTGTAACCGTTCAAGGCACATACTTTATCCAAAGCACCTTCAATCTTAACAATGTCTTTCTTAAGGCGCTCATCAGAGATTGTTGTAGAGTAAGCAACGACGTTACCATCAGCGTGTATGTCACCATCGTTCTGGATTTGTACACGGATAGCACTATCAAGAACCATGTCGATAGTTGTTGTGTTGATTGCAATGTGGTCAGCCGCATCCCGCCCAACGTGTGTGATACCATCACGTAGGTCAGGCTCAATGCTAAACACTGTACCAGTTAGGTCAAGGCCAGTGCCAGCAGTGTAGGTTGTGTTTGTATCAGTAGGAGTAGCCCAAGTGAATGTCCCATCACCGTCCGAACGCAAGTACTGAGATGTTGTACCATTACCTGTTACTTTGAGGTTGTCTGCATCAACAACATTGGAGGCAATCGTCAAAGCAGTAGAACCAGTGACTTCACCAGTGTGTGTTGCGTTGTCTGAGGAGCTGGTGCCTGCGCCAATCAGAGAACGAACCTCAGCTGCTGTGATTCCGGAAGCCAAGCTTGGTGTAATCCCATCAGAGGTGATAGCAGGGGTGGCGGTATTAGTAGCACCTGCAGCTATACCGTCTAGTTTAGTACCGTCAACAGAGACGTCACGCCCATCCACAGTACCTGTGACAGCTATGTTACCTGACACACCTAGAGAGGTAAGTCCTGTGATAGACCCACCAGTAATACTTACAGCAGAGGAAGCTTGTGTAGCGATAGAACCTAACCCTAAAGTAGTCCTTTGAGCAGAAGCACTAGCATCATCAATAAGGGCTCTACCAGCTGCAGTTAAAGGGGTGGTAGCGTAAATGTCTAACCCAGTGGTGTATATCATCTTATCAGCGGCTGTAACCAAACCAGAGATAGAGGTAAGACCTGCGTCCAAGGGTTGTTTATTGTCCAACTGTGTTTGAATAGCGGAGGTAACACCGTCTGTGTAGTTAAGCTCAGCTGCAGTAGCTGTGACGACTGTACCGCCTAGATTAATCGACTCAATGTAAGCCACATTAAAAGATGAAGCTACTTTACCTAGGTCGTATGTAGCGTCTAGTTTAGGGTACAGCGCGACACCGTCCCCGATATACTCCTGGGCGGGCCCTATCACAGCAATAGCACCACCTTCAGCAGCTGTACCATCATGTGTATGCCCAGTTCCACTAGCGAAAGCGTCTACAATAGCATCGAACTCACCGTCAAGATCCGAAGCGTTGATTACGTTACCATTGGCGATGTTGTTAGAGGCATCGTTACGTGTGTAGCCTTGTCCCATTCTTACTTCCTATCGTTCTGTGCTATTTCAAGTATCGCGGTGTCAATCACAAAGGGAGGGTCACCTGCTGTTGTAAATTCGTATTGAAGAGACATTGTAAAGAAAGACCCTGTTGTTTGTGTCTCAATCACTGTCTCAGGATCACCTCCGTAGGCTGACTCACCGTATATAGCTGAGCCAAGTATGGAGAAACTACCACCACCTGCCAGAGGCTGTACTACATCTGGTTGTTGAAAGTCATACTTAAGCGTAAGGGTGCCAGACACATTACCTTCAGGGTCGTAGTAGGTTGTTACCTTGTACAAAGTTTTACGAACCCTAGGGTCCCCTATTGGTGTAAAAGGCGTGTAGTAGTAGGCGTTAATAGTATTACCGTCGAATGTATTACCTGTGTCAAGTGTGTACACATACCCAGTCTCACCAACAAATTGAACTACTTCTTCTGAACCAGTACTAACAGAGGATGACCTGTACGCCTTAATACCTTCGGTTTTAGACCAGTTGAAACCACCTGCTTCTTGGTCAGTAAACTGAGAACCGATATAACCTACAGATGACTCTGAGGTAGCGCCTGCGGTGAAACCCAGGATACGGTACTGGGATTTACCTCGAATAACCACTGACGTAAAGTCAGTAAAGTGAGACGTAAACTCCGTTATATCATCCTGGATTGGCCGTGAGGCTAGGGCTAAGTTAAAGTCACCGATACGTGCAGTAGCACCTAGGAAACGCAAACCATCAGGGCCCATGAAGACAACGTCACCACCTACCTCTTGGATAGAGTCCCTTACAACACACCCGAGGTCTCTCGAGATGACAGACTGTGTGAAGTCGGAGGAGCTGTTCCCTACAATCTGGTGAATAGTGCTTAATGTAAATACGATAAGTTTATCACGGAATACCTTTAAACCTGTAATATCAGCAGGGAACTGCAAGGAACCTGCACCGTTTGCTGGTGTAAAATCATTCTCGTCAAAAGGGGCTGAAAAGACGAGGGAACTCCCCTTACCAAAGAACGCATGGTTCTTAAAGATAGAGACAGCTGTTGACCCCACAATATCTGCAGAGCCATCTAACACAACAAGGCCGTTCGTAAGGTCGTATGACATGGGTGGGTTGACCCCATCTACTAAAACAGTACGCTCTACACCACCGAAGTTAAAGTCTTCAAACCTAACCTTACCACCGCCTGTCATTGACACACTTAGGAATGTCACAGGGGCGTTATCAGCAGGGCTAGAGGTGAGAGCTGGGTAGATGCTAAGGGTACCCCCGCCAGAGGTGATTGTAGGTGCTGAGAGGACCGTATACACCTTCTCTACACCACTGATTATAAACGTATCACCTACGTGAGGCACGTATGTGTCACTCCCTACCCCGTCTATTACTAAGCTTGTACCAGTCTGAGCCCCACCGTTGACGAGAACAGTACCATATGAAGGGGCGGTTACATTAGTCCAACCTGATCCAACACTAGTCCAAATAGAACCGTCACGTACTGCGAGGGTTTCCCCACTAGACACACTAGTATCGTAGAAGTAGTGAAGACCTTCAATAACAGACGTCTTATTGCTCCACGTAACATCAGCTTTATCAGCTGGTGAGGAGTCAAGGGCTGTTGTAAGTGTCAAGGTAGCTTCTTTGTTAACAGAGCTGTACACCACACCCCCGGTATCAATTGTATAGGTTCCAGTAACCCCGTCGATAGTAAAGGTGTCTCCATCTGAAGGCTGCTCAAATAGATTAGACAAAACGAGAGTAGTCCCTGTCTGCCCACTACCTTGTACTTTCGTCTCACCGAATACTGGGACGATATTAGAGTCTGACTTAGCAAACCCGTTAATACGACGATAACCACCTTTAACAGATGGTTCAAAGTTAGTCAATACACGGGCTGAGCCAGGGGCCTTAACGCCGTGTTGCAGACGCGACATGTTGCTGATAAGACCGCCCTTGAGCTCAATAGGGACTGATTGCCAACCAGTAGCCATTAGTTTACTCTCTTACTTATAACACCAAGGGAAGGCTGCGCTACACGGCTATCACGTACGTACTCATAACGGTTAACGTAAAGCGTACGCATATGGTTTATACCTTCCTGGAATTTAGAGAGAGCTACCTGTGCAGCCTGATCATTGTTACGGAAGACGTGGACATGGTACATAGCCCCGTCCACAATAATGTGCCGGAAGTCCTGTGGGATGCTAGGTATGTCCGAGAATAACTCCATCTCAACAGGTGTCTGGTAGTACTCGTATACAAGGCTATAGGCTTCTTTAGGGGCCGGGTGTACGATGTACTGATAACCAGGGGCCTGGCAGACCTTGTTCGGAACACCACGTATACCTGTGTTAGAGGTGTTATACTCATCGTCTACATAGTTACGAAGGTACTGCTCGTAATCCATAGGTTTAAGGCTATTTGTTGGGTTACCAAAAGTAGCATCACGCTTCACACGGAAGGTGTTCCAGTCTATATTCTTCGCACCAGTAGGCCAGTCGTATCGCAGGTCACCTGCTGTTAGGGTGTCTTCTTGCTCAACAAAGTTAAAAGGCCACTGGAAGGTGTCCTGGTTTATCTGATGAATAGAGTTATTGATAGCGTCTTTAGCTGTTCCGTAAAAACCAACAGCAGTTGAGAAGTTAGAAGAAGTGAGGGCTGTCTCGTTAACACGACGATTAACATCGTTAACCAGACCTAGAAAGTTGTAAGCCATCTTATCGCTCCTTCACGGGCAGTTGGATAACACGTTCTGCTACCAGATTAGTATTGTAGGTTATAGCGCAAGTTACCTTATAGGTGGTATTTGCTGTACCTGCGGCCCACCTTACAGTAGCTACTGTATTTGTGTTGCTCTGCGCACCTAGTGTAAGCCCGTTTACTGTTTCAGCAACAGATATAGCTGTCTTAACACCATCAGCGTCACTCACATACCACTGTACAGCGTTAATAATCTCATCATTTAGAAACCGAGACCAGTCAACTGAGTAGTCTAGTATTTCGTCAGGGTCTTTAAAAGGCCATTTCATTACGCTGCTATCCTTGTCGGTCTTATAAGTATCTGTCTATTTTCAGGCCCTACAAAGACAATGTTCGAGTAATCCTGGGG